TTCTTGTTACTAACAAGAAGAGACAGGGTTAACCGCCTGTCTTTTTTTTATATAACTACTTATTAGAAGCAAGAGAGGATTATTGAATGACAGCACCTACACCCGCCGAAGCAGCAATTATTGCTCTTCTGACGGAAATGCGCGATTCTGGCCGCGGCCCCGGCGGCCCCGGGGACAGGCGCCCTGGATCCGGCGGCGATCTCGGCACCGCCGCCATGACTGATGCCGCCGTGGCCAATCTGGAAGCCGAGGCAGCAGCAGCAAAAAGCTTAGCTGACGATTATGAGCGCGCCGCCTCTTCGGCCCAAAATCGCGTACTAGCCCAAGAAGCATCGATAAAAGCCACCAAGCAGCAGCTTGAGGCTGAATTCGAGCGCGCCAAATTAGACGGAGCGAGCCTTGAACGATTGTTCAAGATGAAGAAAGAGCATGAAGATATCCTTCGTGTTGAACAAGAACAACTTAATGCGCTGGAAGAGATAGAGAAGAATACTGAAAAGTTTAATCGAAAGCTTCTTAAAGCCAAAGGCTACATGCAGGCAATGAAAAAAGATAGCATAGGGTTTACAGACGCATTTATAGTAACTCCGGCACTCAATAAGTTCGTTGGGATTATGAAGGATGTAGCATTTGGATTGGATAAAGCTGAGCATGCTTTTGAGAGGACAACAGGTTTAAATAAATCATTTTCTAGTGGAATTGCAGAAACTTATAAGGACTTAAGAGAATATGGTGTAAGTGTAGAAGACGCCTCGGCCGCCCACACACAATTAACACGCACAATGACTGATTTTACTATGTTAAATAAAAATGAGCGTCAAGGTCTTGTCCGAACCGGCGCAATTCTTCAAGAATTAGGAGTAAGCGCTGAGTCTTTTTCGAAAGGTACCCAAGCTGCAACTAAGTTTTTTGGCCAATCTGCCGGCGAGGCCGGCCGCACGATGTTAGAGCTAAAAGAGACCGCCAATGCACTCGGCGTCTCCCCTGGTTTATTGGCAGATCAGTTCGCTAGCGCCGGCGGCCAATTTGCAAAGTTTGGCAAACAGGGTGTGCAAGCCTTCAAAGATTTAGCAAGAGTCTCCAAGATCACCGGCATGGAAATGGAAAAGATTCTCCAGGTAACTAATAAGTTTGATACCTTTGAACAGGCAGCAGAGCAGGCCGGAAAGCTTAATGCCGCATTAGGAACCAACACCGTTAACGCTATGGATCTCTTAATGGAAACTGATCCGGCCGCTAGATTTGAAACAATTAGAGATGCCATTTTAGACACAGGACTCACTTTTGATGAAATGTCCTATTACCAGAAGCAGTTTTATACTGAAGCGGCTGGTCTTAGTGAAGTGGGCGATTTGGCATTAATGTTGGGAGGTAACATGGAAGCGCTTGGAGGCGCCTCGCAACAAACTCAGGCAGATTTTGAACGAGCAGCAGAACAAGCCAAGTCCGTTCAATCAATTCAAGAAAAACTTAATGCAACTTTGGCCGCGGCAGCCCCTGTCCTTAATGACTTGATAGGCATCCTGCACAAGTTTGTGGAGGTTTTAGGGGAAAATGAATGGATAATAAAACTTCTCGTCCCGGGCCTTATCGCCTTCAAGGTCGCTGCAGCCGCAGTTGCTTTTGTTAATTTGTTTACTCTCGCGCCCTCGTTCTGGATTCTCCACGCCTCCGTCTTTGCGGTAGTCGGCATTCTCGCGGCGCTAGTATTTTGGCTTTTTCAAAAACAAGTGGGTTCAACTTTTGGGCAGGCCTTGACAAAACTGGCGGTCGTATTAGGAGGGGTAGCTCTCGGATGGGGGCTTGTATCGGGAGCACTCAACATCTCCACTGCTGCCACGAAGCGATTTACACTAGCAATGATGGCAAATCCGATGGGACTCGTACTAGTAGCCATTGCCGCGGGCCTTGTTTTAGCATATAAAAATTGGGATAAGTTTAAAGTCGCCGTTGACACCGGTGTGGACAAAATGATGATACCTTTAAAGGCTCTCTGGGGGATGTTGAAAAAGATTGGCGATCTGTGGAAGGGCATTAAAGGCGCCCCCGGCGGAGCTTGGGGCATGGCGAAAAGCTTTGGAAAGGCCCTCATTCCTGGATTAGCGAATGGTGGTATTGCAACGAGTGCTACTTTGGCTATGGTGGGCGAAGCCGGCCCCGAAGCAATTGTCCCCCTAGATGGCCGTGTTCTTCCTGTTAAAATAGTAGGAGTGGATGCTAAAGCTATGTTGCCTTTAATGATGCCCATGATGATGATGGCGAACCCGCTGATGGGTCTCGCTGGAATGGCCGGCGCCGGAATATCGGGCCTATTTGGTAGAGGTGGCGGAGGAGCCAAAAAGGAGCAGCAGATAGTGATTCAACTAGACGCAGATTCGACAAAGGCATTCTTAGAGGGTAAGGCTATTAGTGGCGTCGGCAAAGCAGCCGAAAGCGCTTTATTGGGAATCAACGCATAGAGGAGTGAATTAATTATGGCTGACAACGATACTAAAAACTTTTCTGCTACCCGGCTACAAGAAGGGATTCCTCGATATGCCGATGGTTCTGACGCTTACGCCAACAATGGATTTATTTTATCCTTTTTCCATCTTCCGAGCGAAAAGGAGGTTTATTTTAAAGCCTTCATCACGGCTTACAATGAAACTTATTCTTCTGACTGGTCATCGGAAACAGTATATGGCCGAGGCGATCCTATTTACATGTTTAAAAATACGCGCCGAACTATCACACTAGCTTTTAAAGTGCCCGCCGCGACAGAAAGTGAAGCATTTGAAAATCTATCGAAAGTTCAAAGCTTGTTACAGTTTCTTTATCCTGGGTATACAAACGTCACATCTGGCACTACAATTTCTCAATCTCCACTGGTGCGATTGAAAGTCATGAATCTTTTAGGATCCCAGGTATCGGGCCAAGGTCAAGGCCAGGGCAACTTACAACGCGTCGAGGGCGGGTTTACATTTGGAGACGTTATTAAGAAACAGATGCCTTTTTTTAACTCCGCCAACCTGGGAGCACTTGGAGTCATTAAGAACGTATCAGTTCAACACCACTTAGAAGATCAAGAGGGCGTGCTGGAGGTGGCCACTGGTACGATTTTACCCAAATTGATTGATATAAATCTTGATTTTGATGTGATTCATGAGCATCCTTTGGGCTGGCAAGATAATGAATTTAGCACCCCCAAAGGGCGCCTTTTTCCTTATGGAATAGATATGGCCGGATCCGGTCCACAGCCCCCTACGGATGTCGATGGAGAGGTGACAGCTACACCGCATGTCCCTGACCCTTTAACGGCGACCGAACGAGTATCTACTTTAGGAGAACCTTCCCATCCGGAAGATATTTCGGATGAAGAAGTAGCGAATGCAGTTGCAGAAATGGCCGCGCTAGGAGAAGAATTCGCATGGCGAGATAATTATGCCACCGCAGGTGGGTCTAACTATGCATACGATTTTCGGCAGACCGCGAGTGGGGAAGTTCAAACGCGCCAACGCGGCTCAAGCGGCGATTGGGCTACTTTGGAAGAAGGCTCTGCAGGTTATAAGGCTGCAATTGGTGCTGCTTTAGATGAAATCGAACAGGGATGATCTAATTTAAGAGGACAAGTAACAGATGGCAAGATATTCAAAATACAGAATTTTTATTAATAAGAGTGATTATTATTCTTTTTTAAGAAAAGAACGCGGAGTTAAAAAGATTCGCCAATATGAAACACCTATTATGTATCATCCTACGGTCTCTGAGCGCGCCGCATTAAAAACCACTAAACATATCTGGAAATATGGAGATCGGTTTTATCAGTTATCCAATCAATATTATAATGATGTTACGTTTTGGTGGGTTATCGCATGGTTTAATGGATACCCCACCGAAGCAAGCGTGCGCAGAGGAGCAAATCTCAGCATTCCTCTAAATCTTGAGGATGCTCTTCAAGTTTTAAGGGCGTATTGATAAATGGCGAATGATCGAACAGAAGATGCTGTAAGACGCCGCGGCACAGATTCTCAATCCGCCGACTATGGTACAATTGGTGATGCGCTCGGGGAAGGGGATGCGGCTTGGAATCGCGATCCCTACACTACACGCTCCGATGCTACCCCCCAAGTGGCTCAAGCAGATCTTGATGCTCTTGCTGTTAAGCTTCGAGAAACCATTGCCGAGTGCGCTCCTGTGATAGAAGCCAATTGGGTTAAGTTTGAACAACATTGGAATTCCTTGTGGAACTCAGAAGCACCGGAAGGAGGAATGCTCACCCACTTGCTTGCAGGGGATTATCATGCCTCCCGCCATGGGCTACCACGAGGTTTGGATCTCCTGACGGCTGTGGCACTCTCCGGCGGCGGCACTCAGATCGCAGAGATGCAGGATCTCGACAACCATAATAGCGTTGAAGGTGTGCGCCGCGGAGCAACTATTTCAGATGTTGCGCTGGGCCTGGAGACATTACGAGAGATTTTGACTGAGGGGGTCATAACCACTCTTCGTTTTGAAGATGGATACTTTGATAAATTTCTCACCGGCGCCGGCTTAGGTGATGATGCTGAGGGCATCTTTGGAGAGCTTTTACATAAAACTTTTCAAATGCGTATTTATTTAACAGAAGTAAAATTTGGTCAATTACATGCCGGAGGTATGTCAGATCTCTATGCGCACGGGGACCTAACCAAATACATTTCACAATCTGACACCACGGCGCCTTTTGTCTCAGGCGATGCTCAAAAAACGATTATGGGCATGACTCCTGTGAATCCTGCATGGTCCGGAACGCTGCATGAGAAAGATAATATATTAATAGAAGATGCTTATGGGAACCAAGTACTTGATTGGAATCATCCTTATGTACGCGCGACTGCAATCGCTGGCGCCGCAACCCTGGGGGAAGGAATTTATATTTATCCCCGCCAAAAGGACGAATACAACCACGACCGATACATATTTTCTCAACAATGGTGGGAGCGAGCGCTAGCTCAAAGGTATCGGGGTTTTCAAACGGTCGCCGCCGGCAGTCGCGACGACAAACCTGATATTGAAGAGATGATAGAGTGGGAACTTGCCGAAGCAGGCGAACTTGCGGCATTTGAAGAATCCAAGCGGCTTACTTTAGATCGCCTCGCAAATCGGTATGACTCTTTTTTGGGATACTTCAGGTCCATGATGTACGGCAATGGCATAAACCCGCAAGGACAAGTCCAAACTATCGCTAACTTTCAAGGCCATAATCTCAGCCAAGTTGGTGTGACCTCGGAGAATCCGTTGGGAGTTAAAGCAGACGGCACTCCAATTAGCATCGCAGAAGCATTTGAACAAATTGGCATTCATATAAGTACGATGTGGGGGGCAGTACAGGCGCTGGAAGATTGCATTTATAAAGTTTGGGACGTCTGTGATCGTTTCGAAAAAACACGCGCAGATGCTTCCGAGTCTGTTCTTGCGCATGTTGTAGTAGGAGACTTCTACGACACCGCCTTTACTTATACGGCGGAAGAACGGAAAGAACATCAGGCCGCAGCAGATGAATTTGATGAAAACGCAGTACAGACTGCGCTCGATAGAGCTTTTATAGATGAAAGCAAAGTGCTTTATCGCGAGCAGTGTTTCTTATTAACCTATATTCAACAAATCGCAGCGTGGAAGAGAGATAATCGGGACGCCGCCACCCCGCCTAGCAGCTTGACCTCCACCCCCGCCGGCTCGTACGAGCAGAGATTTGTGGCGGGTCGCACATTCAAAAGGTTGCCGTATCAACCCACATCTCTTAATCCGGATCAGGCATCAGCAAACGCTTCGTTGTTAGTAGATGGCGACCCCTATGGATTTCTTAATAAATTAATTCAAACACCTGGGCAGCAGGCGTTGTTTGATCTTGAAAACCACCAGCTATCTGCGTTGCAGCCCATGATACGATTATTTAAGATAGAATATGATAATGATGGAAACGAAAGACAACATGAAATACATTTTGATTCGAATGCTAACAATATAGAAAGTGCCTTACAAAATAAAAAGCAACGCGGCTTTGGCGTGGGCATTAAAAGCTTTAATTTTTCATATGAAGGAACAAACCCTTTCGCCGTTAAGAAGAGCATTAAAGCTCAGTTAAATATATTTGCCAACACTTTCACAGAGTTGTTTGAACAACGCGGCCCCTATCGATACGTAGATTTGGCCCTTAAGACAGGCGGAGCCGGCGCCACAGGAGAAGCATGTGAGAATAGCAATACATCAAGTGCATCATATACTAAGCTTCAAAATGAAAACTTGTCCAAATTAAATTTTAGATTAAAAGCGGTGGTAGGGTGGGCGCCTCAAGGTAGAACGGTCGCTTCCGGCGGAATTTTAGGCGCCGGCCTGCGAGATGCTCTTTATGAGTCATATGCCACCTTAGAATTAACCCCCACTGTTCATAATTTTGATTTTGATGAAATGGGAAGAGTAAATTTTCAAATAAACTATCTTGCTTATGTCGAAGATTATTTCGATGATACTTCTTTTAATATTTTTACCAAGCCGAATCTTGCAAGTGCTCAGTTAGCGCGCGAATTAGAGATAGATTATTTTTCGGGACGATGCGATGCATCACAAATTTCCCTTTTAAAAAAATCCTTTGCAGAAGAGATCAGAACAGAACGAAAAGAAGCACTCGCGCATTTAATAAACACTATCATCAAAAACAGAAAAATCTATTATATTAAATTGCCCTATGAGGACATCAGATTATTTTTGAGTCAAGGCCCCTTTGCAGAATATGAGAGCGCGTTAAATTTTGATGAACTAATTCAAGATTATACAGATACTGACGCTTTGGACAAAGCCCTCACAAGAAACTTAAATGCATTTGCAAGCTTAATAGCTCCTCCTCCTCCTCCCGGGGAAGAAGACGAAAGAGACGATGAAAATTTAATTGCGGCCGCCCTTCTTGCTGGAATCGATTCCGAAAGTGAATCGCTCCCGTTTATTTTTATTAGCGAGTTGATTGATTTAGTATTGCTCAATCTAGAAGGCCAACTATCCGCGATAGAAGCAGCACTTACAAATGCCACAGGAATTCCGGGCCTTTCAGAACAAGGAAATTTTGATCACTGTAGAAAAATACTCGAATTAAAAAAGACCAAAGCTGATATACAACAGTTTAAAAAAATGAGAGTTTTGTTAGGGCCTGTAGAATTTGTTAATCCAGCACAAGGATCAGAGAGTATTTTTGTAAACTTAGGAGACATTCCTCTTTCGATTAAATATTTTATGGAATGGATATCAGAACAAATGCTCAATAAAGAACAAGCAATTTATTCATTAACTAAGTTTTTAAATGATTTGTTTAATAACATCGTGAGAAATTTTCTTAATAATGATAGCTGCTTTTCGTATTCTACAGCACAAAAAACACGAGTCAATCAAGCGGTTGTGACCTCTTATCCGGGAGGAATTGATCCTAGTGTCGATGAGATTACTAAAAGCATTAATGCGATAACTCGACCTGGGGTTTCTGAGCCCAAGAGGATCCATATTAATACCATGTATAATCGCAGTAAACCAGTTTTAAAAACATCAGGTATTCCCGGTACCCCGATTGCTCAACGGACTGTCGCGCAAGAAATGAACTGGTTTGTGTATTTCGCAGGCCGTACTGCTCCAACAGAATTTATGAATGGAAAACGAGATGAGGATGCGGCTCGCGGCATTTTTCATTATTTATTGGGAAGAGACCGAGGGATGATTAAAAACATATCGTTGTCTAAAACTGATTCAAAAGGACTGGCAGAGGTGCGATTTGAACAAGATGGATATGATGGATTAAAACAGTTAAGAGTGGTATATGATGTGGAGATTGATACCTATGCTGATGTAAAAACTTATCCCGGCACATATCTATTTGTGAACCCGCAGGGATTTGATCCTAACTCAAGTCTTATTGCGTGCCATGAGAGTAACTTAACTCAATATGGAATTGGGGGATATTTTATGATTTGGAAATCAGAACACAGTTTTGGACCTGGACAAGCTTCAACTAAAATTCATGCTAAGTGGGTAAACCAAGTAGAGTCCGAAGACTGTACCATTCAAGGCCGCGGCGACGATGAAGATCAACCGGATGGCACCAATTGTGGATCCGCTCGGGTGGTTCGACAAAGGGCTACCGAGGCTCGCCGTATTTCTGAAGAGCAGAATATTTCTCTAGAAGAAGCAAATGAACAACTGGAACAGCAGTATCCCACATAGGAATTATATAAATGTCTAAATATTATGCCGAAAGCAATGATGAATCTACGCAAGCACTTTTTGCAAAACGCATTATTTATCGAACGGAGCCCAAATTACAACGCCGGCCTGTGGTTAATTTTACGCAAGGAGGCGAAAAGTTTTTATATGGAAGAGTAACACCAGGAATGCTCCCGATGCAATTACGCAGCAACAACTCTATTGCCAATATTGAGAGTCAATATTGTGAAGACGCACGTAAGCCTCAGCAGGCGGTTCATTTTGTAGTGGATGCGTTTAATTATCTGGCCGCTTTTTTTGCTAATAAAGTCCAAAGTCAAGCAATTAGCACTACAGATCCTTACCTAAGTTATTTACGCGCCTACAAATCTTATGAAGATCCTAATGTTTTATACACCAACTATCAGAAAACATTTGAAAAAGCCGTGATTAAGCTTTTTAAAAAGGATACGACACCGGTTACTGATTTTAAACAGTTTATGGACAGACTTCTTCAAATGTTAGAACAAGGAGTTTTATCATTCCCTTTTACTAAGCCGGCTTATATTAAAAGTAAGATTTGTCCAATGAGGTGCTCTGGTTTAGTAATTGAAATTGCTGATTTAGATTATGGCGATGACTTGGCCAAGAAACGATTTATCGAAAGTCCAAACTGGGAACTTTTTGTAGAAGCTTGCAATCAATACGGATTTATGATAGACTTAAATGTACCATGGCGACTAGTAGCAGATATAGACTCCATAGGGATGCAGGCTTTTTCAGGCCTACGGCGCTTCTCCACGACCGGCGCAATTTTAGGATTATATAAAAATATTCATCGAGATTATATGCCTTTATTTGTAGAAAGTGTTTACGAGATATATAAAAAAATAAAGAGACCCACGTATACGGTAAGATCGTGTAATGATGGAGCCCCCAATATGGAAGTTACGTATCCTGCAGAATACACTTTGATGGGTTTAATGAAAGAATTTAAATTGGAATTCTTTTTAAATTATTATTTTCAGATCCGCTTTGCAGAAGAAGAATCCCAATTCACAGCCGCACAGAAAGAGAGGATCATAAGCGAAACTTTAGATCTATATCGCCATGGCCCCCCAGAGAAAGCAATAAATATTTTTGAACAAATTTTAAATAAAACATTTGACTATTCAGGTTCTTTGAGTTATATTATAGAAAGAAAGAAGCAAGTAGAAGATGACGACCTTTCAGCCTATCGATGATAAGTCCGAATGCATTGGAATATATGCAGATGGCACCCTTTTTTATAAAGATTTTCCAACCCCGCTTTCGCGGACTTGGCAATATAGTGCATCCTTAGAAGGGCATGAAATAGAATTTGCATATCTTTATGGTGAAGGTAAAACTTTAGAAGAGTTGTGTCCTTCGGCATTGAGCGAAGATTTAAGAAAAGCCCAGAAAAGATTAAAAGCTTATTTAAAATCTTTTCAAATTGCCAAAGTTAATATGCGCGATCATTGTATTTTTGATTTGGTTCCAGAGGATTTTCTAAAACAATTTTGTGAGATTAAAAATAGAATTACTCAACATGTTTTTGAAACACACGACAAACCAGAAGTGTATCCTCACTTGGAGCATATCCATAAACTTCTCTACAAGATTCGATACCAAAGCTTAAATTTAAATAATGAAAATTGCAAAGAACTATATTATTCTTCGATTAATCGAAATCGCGCTAACATTTTATTAAACGGTCCACGGTACATTGATTATAATATGTTTGGAACTATCACAGGGCGCCTCACAACGCGATCAAATTCTTTTCCCATACTCACGGTTAAAAAAGATTTTCGAAGGCTCCTTAAGCCCACTAACGAGTGGTTTCTTTCATTAGATTATAATGCGGCAGAAGTGAGAACCTTTATTGCATTGGCCGACGAAGAGCAACCCCAAGAAGATGTTCATGAATGGCATATTAAAAACTTGATTGAAGACGAGCTTACTCGGGAAGATGCTAAAATAAGATTTTTTGCATGGCTATATAATTATGATTCGAACGATGATGAGTTTGGAAAGTATCACCGAGATCGGTTGCTCCAAGAGTGGTATCATGAAGGATATATAACCACTCCTTTTAAACGTAAAATTGAGGTGGACAAACGAAAAGCATTGAATTATCTTATCCAAAGCACCACTGCAGATTTGGTTTTAGATCGGGCTGTGGCTTTAGATCGCTGGCTCGCTGACTATCAATCGTTTGTGTCTCATATTGTGCATGATGAAGTAGTTATTGATTTGGCTGAGGACGAGCGCCATCTTGTGCCGGCTATAAAAAACATCTTTTCTGAGAACAAACTAGATAAATTTCTAGTTAATCTAACCTGCGGGAAAAATTATTACGAACTCCAGGAATTAAAATTATGATTTCAATAGTTGGAATAGGCACCGGTGGCAGTGCAGTGGCGGAACATTTTCGAGGCATAGGCAATTATGAAGCTTATTGTCTTAACCGGAAGGTTAAGCGAAACACTAAAACTAATTTTCAACTCCCGGAGTGGAAGACACCTGAAGAATATGAACAAAATATTCCTGATTTGACTCACTTTTTTGAATCAATACGAGATCGCGTACAGGTATTTATGGTGGGCTCTTCCATGAGTTCGAATTATGTGTTAGGGATTTTGCAACAGATTCAAGATAAAGAAATCGAATTGTTTTATATTAAGCCCGATACTGAAATGTTGACAGGCACCCCTCGCTTAATGGAGAACGTGGTATTTGGTGTGCTTCAAGAGTATGCGCGTTCAGGATTGTTTAAGTCAGTAACATTAATCTCTAACTCTCATCTTGAAAGCGTGTTGGGCGAAGTTCCAATTAAGAATTATTATGAGACACTGAATGGTTCTATTTTTTCTACAATTCATTATTTAAACTACTTTGAATTTACCGAGCCAGAGATTGGCCAAGTCGCGTATCCTGCTGAAATTAATCGCATTCGCACTATTGCTATACTTGATGTAGAAACTTTACAAGAAAAATGGTTTTTTGACCTTGACATGCCTCGGGAACTGTGTTATTATATATGTATAAATGATGATAGACTTAACGCCGAAGGTGGCTTACACAAGAAACTTGTGGATATGTTAAAAGAAAAACCAAAAAATGCTTTTAGAAAAATTTCTTATGCCATTTACGGAACGGAACATCCTGATTTTGGGTTCTGCGTTGCCCACACAAACGTAGTACAAGAACAAAAAACACTTGACTCTTTAAGTTGAGTGTGATATACTTTATTCACAAAAGGAGAAATTGAATAATGTCAATTGATATGGAGCTTATGCGCCGCAAGCTCGCAACTTTGCGCGGTGACAACAAAGGTGATTCTAACTCTGTTTGGTTCAAGCCAGACGAGGGAGACACCGACATTCGGATCATTCCAACTAACGACGGAGATCCTTTGAAGGAAATGTTCTTTCACTATAACGTAGGGGACCACAGGGGCGGAATCTTGTGTCCTAAACGTAACTTTAGTGAGGCATGTCCCATCTGCGAATTCGCTTCTTCGCTTTGGCGAGAAGGAAGCGATAACAACGACGAGGAGAGCAAGACGCTTGCAAAGTCACTCTTTGTACGCACCCGCTATTTCAGCCCCGTAGTTGTTCGTGGTCGAGAAGATGAGGGAATTAAGGTATACGGCTACGGTAAGACCGCATACGAACTCCTCCTCGGCTACATCCTAGATCCCGAGTACGGTGATGTTACGGATACTACAGAGGGTACTGATATTACTCTCACGTATACGAAACCCACCAAACCCGGTGCTTACCCCCAGACGAGCCTGAAAATGCGTCGTAATACCTCAACATTGCTTGAGGATACCGAAGCCATCCCCGCCCTCCTTGATGGCATGCCCGACTTTGACGGTCTTTTTGAACGTCTCACGCCGGCGCAGGTAGACGCTATTCTCGACGAGCAGCTTGCCGGAGACGGATCCGCTGAGTCGCGTTCGCGCGAGACTACCAAGTACAGCACAACTGAGGCGACTGACGTCGACCGTGCATTTAATGAACTAGTAGCAGGCTAGGCTCGCCCCGCTGGCAGACCGGGAAATGTCTGCCACCCTATTAATTAGAAACAAAGGAAGGCAAAATGCCACGCAAGGCAAAACAAACCAAAGCTGGTCGTGTATCTATGCAGGATCTAATGACTCTTGTAAATAAGAAAGCGGGCCGCAACGTAGCGCACGATTTAACGGGCGCCAACCCCACCGAAGTCAAAGAATGGATCCCCACAGGATCCCGCTGGCTAGACAGTATTATCTGTAAAGGACAGGTAGGTGGAATCCCTGTCGGCAAGACCACAGAGATTGCAGGACTCACCT